GTCAGAACCGCGAGGCGGCATCCAGGCACGCCAGGTCTTCCCGTTCTTTCCAACCCCGGTCTTGTACACCCAGTCCGGGCCAGGAGCCTCCGGGGTACCGGCAGGTGCCTCAGTAGCGGCCTGCGGTGCAGGTGCAGGCTAGGCTGGGGCTGAACCGCCGAAGTGGTTGGCAGCCTTGCGGGTTGCGTCCATCAGCTTCGCCAACTTCGCGGCGTTATCACCGGACACCTGATCCAGTGCGTCATCGACATCCGTGGCGTGGATGACGATCCACGGGGAGTCGAACCCTGCACCGCCCTTGAGTGTGAGGGTCAGCTTCCCCTCACCGGGGGCCACAGCCTTCTTGGTGGGCGGCTTCTTGGGGGTCGGCTGCTCCACAACCTCGTCCACGGGTGCGTCCTCGAACGGATCGAAATCGGTCAATTCACTTACCTTTCACATAAGAAACGCCCACACAGGATTGTGTGGACGCAGGGGTGTTCCGTTTATTGGTGGATTCCGGTGGCACCGGAATCCGGTCATTTACCGAACAGGGCAGGAGCCGTTAGCGCACTCCTCATCAACCCCATCCGCGATCTGCTTGGACTGAGCGGACTCGTACTCCCACTTGCTGATCCGCTCATACGGCGCTTGCGGCATCGAAGCTTCCGGGAAGATCGTGGCCCCTTTAAGGTGACCGGCGAACACCCGCAACTGCTCCTCAACATGCTCAGGCTTGTACTGCAACGGATCGACGTTCGCGGTGAAGCTCACCGCGTTGTCAGCCCAGTACTGTTGGTACAGGCGTTGAAATGCGAGCATCTGCTGCAACGTCAGATCGTTCGCAGCTTCAACCAACTCCTCACCCTCAGGCCCGAAAATGTCTGTGACAGCCTGCACCAGAGTGTCTTTCGTCGGGAAAGACACAACCACCGTGTTGTCGGCGTACATGTCGTCCTCGACTTCGAAACCCTCCGCTTCGTACTTGTCCACCATGCTCATCTGTTCCGGGTCGACCTTGGACAGTCGGACACGGCGGATGAAGTACCGGGCGAAAATCGGATGCACACCCTCAGACACACCGGACAGCTTGGCGATGGTGCCGGTGGGTGCAATCGTCCGCCGCTTAACCGGCACCGGGATGCGGAGGTCATGGCACAGTTCGACGGCTGCGGCATCGACCGCCAAAGACATCTGCCTGAGCAGAGACTTGAACGAATCATCCAAGGGTGCGTGGCTGTACTTCAGCCCAGTCATGGCGAGATAACTAGCGACACCGAAATGCCCGACACCGATCCGCCTGTTGCGATCCAGCACTTCACGGGACTTCGGGTCACCGACTTCGCTGAACGTGGCGCGGATCAGGAACCGGGTCATGAGGATGTGCGCCTGGTACATGCTGAAGATGTCCACCCGTCCACGCTTGTCCACGAACCCGGCGAGGTTGACGTGCCCGAGGTTGCACGGCTCCCACGCTTGCAGCGTGATTTCCCCGCACGGGTTGGTGCATTCCACCCGGTTAGGCTCACCGACATTGGACAGGCTGGAATCCCAGAAGCCTGGTTCACCGTTGTTCACCATGCCGCGTGAGATAGCCTTCAACACCTTGGCAGCCGTCCAGGCGTGCCCCTGCTTCGCCTGGTACCAGAAGTCCTCATCGACTTCCACACTGATGTTGGTTGTCCAGTGCGATAGGCTTTCCTGTTTGATGTCGATGAACTTTTCGATCTGCGGGTCAGCCCAGTGCATCATTGCCATACGGGCTGAGCGCCGTACACCACCGGCAACCACGCACTGTGCGATAGCGTGGTCGATTTCCATAGCCCCGATACCGTCCAGGTATGAGCCTGCGCGGGAACCCAACACACCAGATACTTCGATCAGCATCTTCGCCAACGGTTGAGGCCCGGAAGCCCTACCACCGAACGTCTTCAGCTTCGCCCCGGCAGCCCGCACACGTGACACGTCGTACACACGCTGCGTATGTACAGCTTCGTCCCGAAAGTGGGTGTCGATCAGATCGGTGAGTGCGGCAGCCCAACCTTCCCGGCTGTCTTCGATCTGGAACGCCCCAGCCCAATCGGAGTCGTAGTCGATGGACAGCAGACCGGCTTTCGCAAGCTCCTGGTAGTCCGGGTGTTCCGGGTCGCAGACGATGTGAACTTGCAGCGAGTGCCGGATCGGCGGGTACCCGTTCAGGTTTGAGTTGGAGTAGTTAGCCCCAACCCCACCACCCTCCATCAACCTCATGAAGGTGAACTCGAAATGGTCGGACGGGTTGGATGTCCAACCGGCCACCCAACAGTTGAACAGGTGCTGCGCGTTCTTCACACCGGATGCCCACAGGTGCCGTCCTGCTGGCAGGATTTTGAAGTCCAGCATCATGTCGATCAACTGTTGGCGTTCGTCTTCAAGCTGGTAACGCTTGTCGACCAACGCGAGGTTGCCGTCGACCACCCGCTGCACCGTTTCCGGCCAGGTCTCCTTTGTGCCGTCTGGTTTGACCCGGCTGTAGGTGCGGTTGTAAACCAGTTCCCCGGTCGGACCCCAATTAACGTCTGTCACTTATACCCTTTCGTATACATTCCGCCGCAATACATTTCGCGGTCTTCCACTGACCACTGTTCGATCAGCATCTTTTTCTGGTGGGGGAACAGTTCCGGGAACACCTCTCCCCGATACATTTCCGACCTACCCATCCGGTTGAAAATCTGATCCATGATGTTCACTCGAACAGTTCCTTACGTTTCGTTTCCACGAACGGTTCGATCAGTTCCGGGTAGTTCCTCAGCAGCCGTGCTGTTGTCCCGGTGGCCCGATACTTGACACCGTTACCCAGGTCGAAGACGGGTTCAGCGGCTGCACCTTCGTCTATCTGCAACCACCGTGTCCGTTCGAGGTATTGGTCACGGACGTGCGGGTTTTCGATGAGCGCGATGGCTGTGCCACCTGTCGGGTCGGAGTGGACACCTTTCTGCTTCCGGGTGTGTGGGAACACCACGTTGCGGCTGCCTACCCCTTTGACTGGTGCGGTGATGTAGCTGACGTTCACTTCGTCAGCTAGGGACCGGATCGCACGCGACAGCAGCATCCCCTGCGCCGCTCCGACAGGAACGTCACCGTCTTGGTATCTGCACCGAATAGCTTCTGCTTGCTTCGGGTTCCGTTTATCCAGAGCTTCCAGAGCGGCGGGGAGAATGCCTGACAGGTACTTGTTGGTTGACCGGCCAAGGAGGGCATCTTTGATAGCGTCAACGGAATACAAGTTCCGGCCACGGAAGTTGTCTGTGTCCAGGGTCTGTCTCGCCAGCTTCTGCAAGGCAACCTTGTAAACCATTTTCTGAGCCGAACTGACCGGGTTATCCAGCTTCTCCTGAGTCGCGGCGCTCTCCAAATACCAAACCCACAGTTCCTGAACCAGATCGTCCAGGGCTTCCTTCTGCCGATCCCACTGGCTGCCATACCATTCCGCCAACGCACTCGACGCGGACCGCCGAAACAGCTTGTTCAGTTCAGTTGTGTTCAAGTCAGACCTCCCATGTTTGACCGTCGACCGTGAATCGGCCCTTGCTGATGAAGATCGGTTCCGGTTTGACGTACTGCCCGTCCACAGTCAACATTCCGAACCCCTGCTGCCAGTTACCAGCAGCACCCTTCAGGTAGTGCGCTTTCTTCATGTCCATCAGGTTCCCGACTTCGAACCCGTGAAAGGTTTTTGTGACCTTGCTGTCGAACCCAAACGAGTGCGATGTCAACCCCATCCGGTGGGTGTGCCCCATAACTACGGAGGTTTGGAACTTGGTGGCCGCACCCAGAGCGGTGTGTCCGGCGAACCGGGACAGTGAGATACCACCTTTGTGCCCGTGGGTGGTCAGCCAGCCTGGAGCTACTTTGTGGAAATCCGGTAGCAGTTCCACACCGAACCCGTTGAAGTCCAGCAATGTGTCGATGTCAAACGCACCGGACTCCGCTAGTGCGGGTGCGTATTTCGACAGGTAGGTGCGTGGCCGTTCGTCATGGTTCCCTTCGTGGAACCGCAACGGACCGCCGTACACCTTCCGTAAGGGTTCGAGCAGCCTGCGTTTGGCATCCTCAGCGTCTTTGAACACTGACCCTTCGAACTCCCCGGCTGTGCCTTTGTTCCACCGGGACGGCTGCGGGAAGTCCATGACATCCCCGATATGGATGACTTCGTCTGGCCGGTAGTCCCCTATGAACTGGATGAGTGCTTTGAGTGCGCGCCGGTCATCGTAGGGAAGTTGGGTGTCTGATATCACCACGATTCGTTTTGTCACGTGACTCTCTCAATCTCACGGTTCAGGTAGTACCGCGCTTTCATCAAGTCCTCCAACGGGTTAGGCGATTTCCGCCCAGCCCTGGCGACGTATTTGACTACGTTGCCCAGGCAGAAGTTCAGGTTCTCTGTGAGGTCGATGACCTGGAACCCGTTGGGGAGTTGGTAGTGGTCCGGGTTGATCGGGTCACTCATCTTCAACCGCCTCGTATTCCATACGCTTTTCGAGGTCGGTGAACAAAGCCATGATGACCTTGGTGAACTCCTGCCCATCTTTGGCGTTGTCTAGCCGGTAACCGAAATCACCCATTGTCTTCCTCCTCGTCTACCCACACGTAGTCATGTATCCGCTCAACCCATTTGGGGAACTCCATCCCCACGGAGAAGTTAAATTCGAAACGCATCAATGATTTCCTTCAGCTTGTCGGGCTGATATCCGATTACCGCGTCGAAGCCGGGTGCTTCGATGATCGGTGTGGATTTCGCTTGCAGGAACCGGGTGACATACTCCTTCGCCAGCAGATCCTTACTGATGTCGATGACATCCAGTGACACACCGGCTTCGGTGAGTTTGTCGATCACCCGTTTGCATGGGCGGCAGTCCGGCTGCGTGAACACAGTCACGGTCATTTCAACCTTTCCAATAACGCTGACGGCCCGTCCCGCAGGACAAGCGAATTGATGTCCTCACCGGCCGGTGAGGGGATGATCTTTGCGTTGGGCAACGAACCGGCCACGCTGTGCGCGAACGTCATACCGGCCTCGTCACCGTCAGCGAGAACGAACACTTCGCGGTATCCCAGGAACGGTTCCCGGAAGTGGGTTTGCCACGCCTGCGAACCCGGCACACCCACCGTGGGTATCCCACAGATGTGTGCTGTCACTGCGTCGATTTCACCTTCGGTGATCGCGACTACCGGGGACTGCTTCAGCAAGTCCAAGGTGTTGTACAGGCGGGGCCGGTCACCGGCCACCGTCATGTACTTCCCGTGCCCGGTGTGTTCGTGATCTTTGAGGCACCGGAACCGGATCGACACCACAGACCAGCCGTGGTCCTGGGACCACCTCAGGTAGGGGATCGCTAGGAACCCCCGGTACATTTCATGTCCAGGGAGCGGATCGGCCACGTACCCCAACCGGAACCTGTTCAGTTTGTCCCGTGTCGATTCCAACCCCAGGCCGCGTTTCACCAAATGCTCGTCGGCGGGACTTCCCTGGAAGCTTTGGTGATAGCGGCTGGTAGCTTCCCGGAGAAATTTCTTCTGCGATTCGTTTTGCCGATTCAAAGGTCATACCCTCCATCTGTCTCAGTAGTGCGATTGCGTCCCCTTTCGCTGGGCAGGCGAAACAGTGAAATGCGTTGCGGTTGTAGGACACTGACGCTGACCGGTTCGAATCGTCATGGAAAGGGCAAAGACACGAAACCCAGTCATATCCGTTGTCGACTGGTGGGTTCCACCCTGGGTGGTAACGGTGGATCACTTGCACGATCAGAGAGTCAGTCACCTATCTCCTTCTGGTGATCCGGCCAGCGGCGAGGGTCCACCCAGTAGTCCCGCAGGTTGCCGCTGTACCGGGAATACTTTTTCCAATTGAACTTCCCACGGTGCTTACCGTTCACTGTCAAAATTGGGCACAACCCTTTCACCTATAATCCTTGTTGCTGGTGGCTCTTTCAGGTAGTCGATGGCCCGCTCAAACGCTTGTACTTCGTCACGCAGGTGCCCAAGTACCCTGGAGTTGCATGTACTGCACAGCAACCCCCGCACAATTCCTGTGGCATGGCAGTGATCGACGCTGAGTCTTTTCCTTGCGCCTGTTGCACGTTCACAGATGAAGCACCGTCCAAGCTGATATCGGTAGATAGCCCAGTATTCGTCCCCGGTGATTCCATAAACCTGCATCCACCTTTGCTCTTGTGTGCTGGACCGCCGGACGGCCCGTTTCGCCCGGTGGTGTGTCGCGCACCGTGGGCCGGGGTGCGGGGCTTTCCTGATCGTGGTGATGCCTTCGTCCGCGCAGTCGATGCAGGACCGACGTTTGTGCTGCCGGTCCTGCGAACGGTAGGAAGGTGTTCGCTTTGTCACCGGGTAGCCCAGGCAATCAGACACACATTCGCGATCCAGATGAATAGAGCCAACGTCAACAGCACATCAAGATTCATTTCGATGACCCCCAAAAGTCCTTATGGCACTGATGGCAAGACACTTTCCCGAACTTCGTCAGCTTCGCTTCAAGCAACCTCAAGCTGGTGTCGCAGTAGAAGCAGTGGGCAGGTCGAACAGGCTGTCCTGTTTGAAGTCGCAAGACGTGCAAAGCATCCCTACTCTCTTTGTTGGTTCACCACCGGAGCGGTGACCCCACCGGCAGAACGGTTCTTGGTGTCCGGCAGCCTGAACTTCGCGCTCTAACTCGCGAATCTCCGCAGCAACTTCCGGGAACCACATTTCAAGTCAAGAATCACTTCTTGGTAAAGATTCATTCGTGATCCTTTATCTGCATCGTTTCCCCGGTGAAATCCAAGTTGATGTAATCCATCCCAGACGGGTCGGCCTTACCAGCCCGGTTCTTCACCGTCGAAACGCACATGATGTCCGGCCCGAAATCAGTGCTCTGTTTATGCAACGTCAGCACCAGTTCCGGGACACGTGCGATCTGACCCTTCACACCGGATAACGGGATCGGTTTATCCGCATCGTTGAACGGCCCGGTGACGTGATGCAGCCCAACCACACACGCACCCGTGGACCGGGCCATGTCGTGCAGGTAATCCATCAGGGACTCAAGGCCGCTGAACGGGTCGTCATCGTTCACACCTCCGGTGCGGACGTTCGTGACGTTGTCGACAACCACCAGAGCGGGGTAATCCCCGTACACCTCTTCGTAAGCACGCATGGACTGTTCGATCTGATCCAAAGACGGTGACGCGGTGTAGTTGAAACGGATAGGTATGTCCGCGACTTCCGTTGTCGCCTCACCCAGATCGCCTGCCCGAACCATCTCACTGGAACGGTCCATGTTCATGCCGGTCAGGATGGACACCGAACGTGAAACCTGTGTGAAAGCGTCACTGTCCGCACTGAAGTACAACGTCGGCACGTTAGCCCGCAGAGCGTAGGTGAGGATCATGGCTGACTTACCGACACCCGGCCCGGCGCACACTAGGCACAGTTGCCCTCGCAGGAACTTCGTACCTTTCTGGCTCAGCGTTTTCCACACTTCCGGCAGAGGGTCACCTGCGGTGCCTTTGATGTGCAGCGATTGCAGGGGTGAGTACACTCACACACCCCCGTACCGGTCTGTCATCTGCTGGTGCAGTTGCCACTGCGCAGCACCGAGCATGCCCATAGCTTCGATAAATGAGAACTGGTGGGGCATGGTCACCCGGAACCCGTAGTTACCGTCAGAGTCAATCGTCCTGCGGATCACCATCTCGAACACAGTCAAATTGTCATCGTCATCCACAGCCAAGTTTCCTTCCTAAACGATCAACATCTGATTTCGAATACAGCGGTATTGCACGTGACCGGGGTGGTGTGTACGAACCGGCCGGTGACAATTTCTGCTTACGAAACTCGTCCACAGTCAACTTCAAGTGCTGCACGATTTCGTTTTCGGTGTACAACAAAGCCGCTTTCATAGCTATTCTCCTTAAACGTCATCGTCAATTGTTTCTATCTGCCCGTCAGGGAACCTGATCTGCACATCCCGCTGCCCGTAGGACAGCCGTTTGTGGTTCACCGCGAACCGGCGTGCCGCCTGCTCCGTGGGGAACGGGTACGAGGACGGCCCGTTAAGCCGATCCAGTTGACCCATCTCCACAAACCAGTACTCGCTGTTTGGGTTCAAATCTATTTTCTTGCGGTACTCCATCACCCTCCGTTCATTGTCAACATTCAGACCGCAAAATCGCAGGACCACGAAACGTCACAGAACCTGCACTTGGACGGTTCAGGGTCCGGGTCGAAAATCCCTGCTTCGATGTTGTCTTCGAGTTCACGGAACTTCTGTGAAACCTTGTCGCGGGTCCAGCCGGTCAGGTCATACGGGTACGTCGGTTTCCCGACTTTCCCCATCCAGTAGTCCCCCCGTGTGGGCCGTTCGATGCCGTACATCTCAGCCAACGCCACCGCGTACACCGCTAGCTGAAAATCGTCGCCGGGTGCGTTCCCGGTTTTGTTGTCCCGAACAACGATTTCACCGTCAGGGTTGACGATGATTGCGTCGATGAAACCTCGCACTGGGACACCGTCCAGGTCGATGTCAAACCCCAGTTCGATACCGGGGGTTCCATCTGGTGCGATCCAGATCACCTCTTCAGGGTGGGTCTGGTACCAGTTGATGTACTTTTCGACTTGATCCAAACCTATGTTGTATCGGCGGGTGACATCGGTTTCCCCGTCATACGGGCCGGACTTGAACCAAACCTGGAAGTTGGGTGTGACCTCGCACGCCTCGTTGATGTGCGTGGCATACGAGTCACGGAACACGTCTTGCGCTTGATCGACGGTCAGGGTTCGCCCTGAGCGTTCGTGCGCTTCCCCTGCCTCATGCACGGCTGACCCTTGTGCGAGCCACGCCGCTGGCCGCTGCCAAACCTTGTCGATTCTGGACAGCTTGTAGGCGTGCGGGCACCGTTCATACAGCTTTAGCTGTGACACACTGCGGTGCATCTTCCAAACCTCCAATCACATACACAGACCATTCGGCTTCACCGAACATCATGGTTTCGTCCTCCACTGAACCGCTGATCAGCAGTTCAGATGCGGAGGTGGTCAGGAAGTCTTTGACCGGCTTGAACAGCAGGTCTGACTCCCTGACCGCCACGCTTTTGTACACCCACAGGCATCCACGCTCCCCGTCTTGGAAAGTGTGCGCCTGGAAGTACGGCGTGTTGTCGAACTGGATTTTGGATACTTTGAACTGCACCTTTCGAAGTCCTCTGCTTTTAAAGCACCCGCCCTAGGGATGTTCAGGCGGGAAGCGAACCATAGTTGCACTGTTCTCTGACAGTGCCAGGCCGTGCGGTGGTGAGCGGCGGCTATCTTTACGCCCTCAACCTTCTACGTAGGCGTTAGTTTCACCAACTGTGACGAAGGTCACGGGAAGCGGGGTGGGAACCGCCAGATGATCAAACCTTCAGGAGTCAACCGCGTGTACTTGTTCGCCCGCACCACCAGATCACCGTCTTCCGGCCGACGAGGCTGAAACCTGAAACCGCCCTTGTTAGCGAAACCTTGTACCGGTGGGAAGTTAGGGTTGTACTCAAGGACAAGGTTTTGATCTTTGAGTTTTTTCAGGAAGTTGCGGAGGCGGCGCAGGCTCTCCTCACTCATACCTTTGCCGCCGGTAGCCACGAACTCCCCTAGGTCACGGATGCGGCGGGGCGGACCCTGCTGCGCGATCTCCGAGGGAAGCTTCCACGGGTAATGATCCCCGACTTCCTGCCGGGGAGTACGTGACCCGTTATAGGTCACCGTGTGGTACGACACAGCCTGCCGGGACACATCGAACATGTCCGCGATCTGCGTTTGGTTGAAACCTTTACGCTTCAGTTCCTCAATTAACCCTATGGATATTACGTACTTATTATTACCCACTGTGTTCCCCCCGGTCTGATTGTTTGTGCATGTGTCAAAGCTATCACCTCTCTGTGTGTCGGTACACTGTCTACTTGAAATCCACGAACAGCCCGGTGACTTCACCGTGCTTATCTGTCATCTGATACACAGGGTAAACACCGTCCCCGTGAGCGGTGAAAGAAACCACACCCCTACCAGCGTTGCCCAGGTTTGAGAACCGCCCGAACACACCCCCACCGGCAAAAGAAGCCTCACACGCTGACTGATACGAAAACTCCGTATCGCAAACCTCAAGGTTGGGGTTAAAGTCACCGCTCTGGAACTCGTCCAGGTAGCCGGGGTCACCGATCATCACCTGGCCGGAATCCACACCGATATACCCAATCAGTTTCTTCTCCATACTCATACCTCCTGGTTGTTGTTTAACCACACGTAAAACTGCTTCCAATCAACACCCCCGGTACTAGCCCACATATCAGAGATGTACATGGCTTCATCCAACGTCGCCGCACCACAAGCGTCCCCTGTGTACTCGTCATCCTTGTAAAAGTTGACGGTGAACAAGCAGTCTTCGCCGGGGTGGACGGTGATGTGTGTTATGTATTTGGTCATATCTTTTCCAAGCGCACCGAGGATCAGATCAATCACCTGAGTCCTGACCTGTCCAGTTGATCGTTCAACAACTCGACCGCCCAGTCCCGAACCTGGCTGCGAATTTCAGCGGCAGACTCATCCTTGCCGTAGTTCAACTCCCAAGTCTCACGGTCTATCTCCACCGTGAACTCAACCTTCACCTTCATCTCTTATTCCTTTCCACAAATCTTGTTACCGTGAACCCGGCAGTCCCACCGGGGATCGTCCTCAACAATCACCGGCCCTTGCCCGACGTTGTCCGCTGCCGCGCCGACAGCGATACCCGCTGCGACAGCCAACACCACCCAAAACTTCACCATTTGTCTCTCCAATCAGGTTCATACGGATCGAAATCAATCCGCGCCCAAGACTCTTTGATCTGGTCCCACTGGTATTGCTCAAGCCGGTAACCGAACCTGAGCCTGCCGTGCATCACTCCCAAACCTCCGATTCGAGTCTGATAAGACGTGCGATACGTGGAACCTCATCAGGGTCTGCGTTCAGCAGCAGCGCCCATTGCTCACGAGTCATAACTAAGCCTTTCTGTTCATAGTCAAAGGGG